CTCTATCAGATCTATTATTGACCATTCTTTTAAAAACTGTACTTTGAGTCAAAGATTCTACTTCGTAATACTCGTCTCCGTCAGAATCAACTACTCTAACAATTTCGGTTGCATCAGGATCTGTGACTGTAACTGTTCTAAAAGGCTGAAAGCTATCAGAAATATTATTTCGCTGTGTTCTAAGTCTGGAGCTTAAAACAAATCCTTCTCTGGTCATTATAAAATTAACAGGATTTCCGGCTAAGGACTGATTTATTTCGTACTTGGCTATTAAATTTCCAGAAGAATCTTCTTCAGCAAAATCTAAATCATCTGTTAGATAAAAAGTTACACCGCTTCTTGATAAAAAAGAAGATTCTGCTTGAATTTTAGGAATAAGATCTTCATCGGGTGCGTATTCTCCATTGGTTAATTTTGCTGGAACAATAACACTGATGTCTAAAAATCCAGATGCAGGTGACTTGCCGATTATCTTAACACCTGCTTCACGAACTAATCTTTCAACATTTCTTGTCTCAATAGCTTTTTCAAGAGAGTTTTCATTGAATTGATGATCTAAGTAGTAAGAAGTTACATCACCTACATACGCAGCAACATCAATAAGCATACCTGCAAGCGATGAATCTGACACATCGACAATTGCATCTCTGTAATATTGTCCAACAAATCGCTTAAGATCGTTTCTTAAACTTTCAAAATCTCTGCTAGTATAAGATATGTCTTTTCTAACTTGAATTTGCTTTTTAATGTTTTCAGCCATAAACTACCCTCCGGCTTGTAATGTAACTTCTATTGCTTGATTAGAAATTCTTGCAGCAGGTATACTAAACTGTATTCTAAGTCTTATTTTTGCCATTCCTGCTCTATTTGCAATTTCTTTTTCTTGTCTGTCAAGCTCAACTTCAGTTACTTCATCTATTTCTATTCCAGGCAAATACTTTTGAACTGCAATGTTAATTCTATCTACAAACTCTGCTTCAACGTTTCTATTGCTTGAAAGATCAAACAAAAGAGCGTTTAAGTCTGCTCCAAAATCATAAAGACCTAATCTTTCACCTGCATTTGTCAGTATTAGATTTTTTAAATTATCTTTTAACTGTGCTGCAGGATCTGTATGCATATCAAAAATCTGTCTGCCTTGAGAGTTTGTAAGAGGTGTCTTAAATCCAATATCACGTGCTTTTTTTGTGATTTTAGGATTTACTTCTCTGTCACCAACTTTATTGCCAGAACTTTTAAAATTAAAAGAAGCCACGCTTGATCCTTGTTTAGCTATAAATATCCTTCAATAAAAAATATTGTCAAAAAAGTCATTTAAATCTTAAGTTCCTATGCCTAAAAGGCCTCCGGCTGCAAACGATATCAATCCTTTATTTATTAAAAAACCTACAAAGGCTGTTAAGAAAGCAGAAATCGAAAGCTTAATAAAAGCGATAGCCTCAGCAACAAATAATATTGCTTGACCAAAAATTTCTAAAAAGAAAGCGATTATTTCGAGAATAATAGCTAAAACAAACTCAACCAAAGCTTTTAAAAACGCTAACAAACCTCTAGTCAATTCTAATATTAACGCTGCGATTCTCTTGATTAAGTTAGTAAGTGCTTGAACAATACCTAACATTATCTGAATTGGAAACCAGTTAAGGGCAGGTAAGTTAAAATCAATTTCTAAAAATGGATCAAAAGAAGGCCAATCAACACTTAGATCAAGCGCAAAATCAAAATTCAAATCAGGAAAATCAATTGTAGGCGGAAGTTCAATTGTAGGCAAGCTAAATTCAAAACCGCATACAGCACTGAGTTTTTCTACGGTAGAATCTACATCTATCGTGGGGTCAATTTTATTTAACTCTTCAGCAAAGGCTTGATTTTCGCACTTTGAAAGACCTTCGATAGCTTCTTTAGGAATTTTTAAAAAAGGTTCTATATTCTCAATAACCCATGCAATTGGATCTGGAATTCCTATGTCAAGAAGTAAATTAATTATTGGAGGTATCGGTAAAGCAAAAGTCGGGTCTTGAAAACCTGATGTAGGACCAGGAGGAAGTGTTGTGTCAATAGATTCAATAACTTTAAAGAAACCATCTTCCATTGTTTTAAGATTGTTTCCCTCAGCAATACTTGCCTGAGTAGCTTCTGACTGTTGTGCAGCTAACTCTGGCAGCGGTACTGTTATAGGAATTGGTATTCCAGCGATATCAGTTCCGCCTGTTTCTAAAATTTTAATAACTTCTTGTTGATAAAGTTTTCTCCAACCATCTTCATCACCAAAATTTGATAAAGTTCCTGTTACAGGCATAGTGATTCCTTATACGTCGATCAAAACTTTCTTACCAAAAGTTCCAAATCCGCCTTTTATTCCGATAATTCCTCCTGCAGTTGTAAAGATTGGTTTTCCTTCGACTGAGCCTTGAGTAGAAGTAGCAGTTTCTGTTGCAGAAATGCCACCTGTAGGCTCATCAGATCCAAGTTTAATTACACCTGTAGGGCCTGGAACAATTTTGATATCACCTGTTGCCTCAAGAACAATTTTTGCTCCACCTGCTCTATTAGCAAATATGATCACATCACCGACTGGAGAAAAATGAATACCGCTATTGCCTAAAAGATTTCCAATTTTAATTGTTTCTCTGCCTACAACGCGAGTATTTGTGCCGAAAGCAACCATAGCGCCATAATCGCCTGCTCTTAACACACTTGAAGGTGAAGCACCAGATTCACCTTCGTAATCTCCAAGTCCTAGCAAGGAATCAATTTCGCTTGAATTTGACATATAAATTCTAGCAAGACAGTTAAGAATTTCTTTGTCTAAAAATTCATCTTCAGATATGTCTTTACCCATTCTGTCGCGAGCTTTTTCATTTTCATAATAACTTAGTGTTTTGTTTTCTCTTTTTCCTGCAACCGCGTTTAAAGTTCCTTCTTCAACGCTGATTGAACTAGAAATATCATTAGCTTCTGTTGCGCTTTTGAGAGAAAAAAGCTCGTCAGCTTTTCTAAGCACACATATATCAACAGCAGGTGACAGAGGTTTTCTCATCTCAAGTGTTTCTTGAGAATCAGATGTTATTGTAAAAGCTGTAGGTGAAATAGAACTTTCTTCTTGAAATTTTTCTTTACCTAAATAAATGTGTGAGTTGTTAGATCCTTGTATGAGAAAATCTGAGCATTCTTTGTACAATCTAGGAACAGGTTCCCCTGTGAACTCTTCTTCATAAGCGATGGATTCTAAGAATGTTTTTTCAAAATTAAAAGAACTTTTACCATTAACCTCAGCTTTAAAATCTGAATAGACACTTTCATCTTGAGAATTTAATAAATCTCTGATGTTTTTTTCTCTTTGCCCAAAAGTAAAATTAACATCTTCTATTTGACGATAAGATGTTTGTCTGCACATCCAATAATAAGTTTGATCATTAAACTTCATTATCCAAACATTCTCTCCTGGTTTAATAGGAAGAGAAAGATGTGAAGAAAAGAAAGGAAAACAAAGTATAGAGCTAGATCCACCACTATTTTGGCTTGATTTTCTAAGCGCTTTAATTGAATTAGACGGCGCAAAATCAACCATAGATGGATTTTCAAGACTCCATGGGCTTTTTAACTTTTTAGAAGGTTCTCCTGGTGCTGTTGGATCAACTTCTTTTACTCTTTCTGAAAGAACGTCGCCAAGTGTTAACGGTTGTCCTAATAATTTATCTTCTTCAAAAGGCCAAGATCTATTAAAGTATGCGTAAGGATTTGATATTACTTCTTCAACAATTGCAATCTCAAACATAGAAGAATTTGATTTTTCTGATGAAGAGTTTAATATGTTGTTTGAAGCATCTTTATCAAAAGATGATGCTGTCGAAGAAGTATCTTTTTGTGCATGCACTAACGCAGATCTTCTTGACCATTTCATTTATTTATTTCTCCAAAAATGTCATCTGGTGACATGTCTTTAGATCCTGAATCTTCTTTTGAAATAAGCTCTGCCAATCTTAATATTTGATCATTTGTTTTTGACATTCTTTCTAAATATTTTGAAATAATAGAACCAAGTTGGACATGATTATTGACATTGCCTTGAATTTGCAACAGAAGATCATCTACTAATATTGATGCTGAAGATCTATCATCTAAGGCATTCTTATAAGCATCTTTCCAAAGTAATTTCTTCTTGTCTTGAGTGCTTTCAAGCTCGTCTAGCAGATCAGAAAAATCTTTAATTTTATCATCTGTTGTTTTTTCTTTTTTCTTCATTTTTTATCCAAACAGTAGGAAATGATCATCTGATCTTGCAATGTCTTTATAATATTTTCTAATTTTTGATAAAGAAGAACTTAGCTGCTTTGCATTTAATCCTGATATTTCTCTTAGATAAACAAAAACAGCTCTTTTGTTAAGAAACTCAACTTCTTCAATGTTCTTAAAAAGCGTGATTACAGCATCAATACAGATTTTTTCATTATCATTTAAAGATTTTGTCTTAATTTTAATTAAAACATCTTTTAAGATATTTTTATCTTCTTCTTTGACAAAAATATCTTCTTGCGAAGGTATAAAATTAAAGTTTTCTATGGCATGCTTTTCAGCAGGAGTCAAAGATTGAAAGTCATCAATTGAAATATTACGAACTTTTGTCTTTTGAGTTTTCTTAGCATTCGCAAGCAAGTGATTTTTTGCGCACGCGTTAAAATAAGAAAAAGCTTTACTTCCTTTTTCTGAATTAAACTTATAAAGAGTTTCATATAAAAATGAAACGCAATCAGATTTTAAAATATAAAAATGATCTTGATCTCTACTAAAACCATAAATAAAAATTAAATTTTCTGAAAGCTTTTCGAACGCTGATTTAATTTCAGATTCGTAAATTTCATGCTTTTCTTGTTCGCAAGAAGTATTTTGATATTCAATTATTGCATCATGAACATCTGTTCCAAAATAAGGTTTATTTACTGTTTGTCTGGTTACCACTTTCATTTTCTTTAGTTTCAATTTGTCTCCCGTAACTTGCTGTAAGTTTATTTGCGACGACAACTAAAGAATCTCTTGATGTTTTAATGTCATTAACTACTCTTCTGACCTCAGTAGAATCAAAAAACACAGGTATTTCAAGTATTTCTGACATTGACTTATATCTCTCATCTAATATATCAAGACATTCTTCTAACGTATCTTCCAGATTAATTAATAACATAGAAAACTTAAAAAGTTTATAGAGAGAAAAAAATAATGTTAATAAAAGGAAAACATTACAGACAATAAGTATTTCTGTTATCATAAAGAAAGTGTCTCCATTAAAAACTTATCGTATTTTTTACAAATTTTTTCTTTAGAAAATTTATGAGTAACTTGCTTCTTGAGGGTTTTTGCAATTTCAACATGCTCTTTGTGATTTTTAATTAAGTCATTTATTTGATCAATAAAAGAATTTCTATTAGGTTCTGCCCATTTGACACCATTAACAAATATTCTATTGTCAATTCTTCTCTGCGGAATTTCCTTAAGACTGTAATCTACTTTCAAAAATGAATTTTCTAAGAAATCAATATGACCTGACCAGTTAGTTGCAACAACAGGGATTCCTGAAGCAGCTGCTTCTATCAGAGGTAAGCCGTAACCCTCACCTCTAGTTGCTGAGATATAACCTTTAATTTTATTTGTCTGATATAATGAAGCCATTTCTAAGTCTGTCATGTTACCATGCAACAAATAGATTTTTGGAAAGTCAGACTTTCTAAATGTATTCTTTATTTGTCCAACAATACTTTTGGTCATTTCTCTATCTTTTACAGAACCTCTGCCAAAAGAGGTTTTGACGATTATTCCAGAATCATCTCTGCCTTCAAGCGCTTCAATTGCCCATCGAAGAGTATTTACTAAATTTTTTCTGTCACAATCAACATCCAAAGAAGTTAGAGTTCCAACTGTTAAAAGATTAAATGAAGTTTCAAAGTTAAATCTATCATCTCTGATTTTTTTAAGATCGCTTTCTTTGTAAGCAAATGAGGGGCTAAACCACTCTGGAACTACATGAACCTTTTTATCAAAAATACTTCCAAATGTATTTGATATAACATTTTTTGTAAAATTAGAAGGAACTATTATTTGATCCATCTTTTTAATCTTATCAAACCAAGCAGGATTACACTTGTCTGTTTCAACAAGTGCAGTCACACCAACATTGAATAGTCCTAATTTCTCATCCCACTCATCAGGAAGTTGATTTTGAAAAGTAAAGTCAAACTTTTTATTTTCTATTGACTTAGCTCTTTCAACAATCTTACCAAAAATTCCATTCTCTGCTGATAGATTCATCATCCAAGGAGTAGATCCCCAGTTGAGAGTTTGAGTTGTTATGTCTAAATCTTTTCTTGTCAGCAACCACTCAAATATTTGTCTAGAATGAATACCGTAGCCACTGTTAGTAAGTAGTGGTGCTCTTAAAAGAACATTCTTCATTTAATCCTCAAAATGTTATTTTTTCCCATTTTCTATAAGCTTTAAACTTATTGATAGTATCTAAAAGACTGTCATGCCACAAATCAACGGTCTTATTATAAGAAAATTCTGTGTGTGCGTAATCATACACTTTCTTTCTAAGTGCTTTGCGTTCATCATTATTAAGATCAAAAAGATTTCTTAGGCCTTGAGCAACAGAATCGTTGCTGACATAATCTTCATAAATATAAGGCACTGCCTGACTTCCTACAAGTGTATTAAGCTCAACCGGAAGTGCAACGCCATTATGTGACCCGTCTCTATGATCAACTACTTGTCGAGTCAAACCGCCTGTCATGGGTGCAATTACTGGAGTTCCTGTCATCATGGACTCTAAAGTTGAAAGACCAAATCCTTCAGCAAAAGAAAGTGTAAAACAAACATCAGACATGTTGTAGATAACATTCATCTTTTCAAAATCAATTCTATCTCTTGAGAAAAAGACACTTGATTCTAGTCCTAAGTGTTTACTTGTCTCAAAAAGATTAGGGCCTTCACCGTCGGTAGGCTCTGTATGCATAATTAGTGTTGCTTTTCTATGACCGTAATCTCGCTCTAATCCATCTAAGAAAATCTTCCAAGACAAAAGAGCATCATTAGGTCTCTTTCTTTTGGCGTTTCTATTAACCCAGACTGCGACGAAGTGATCTTGACGATCTTCACCTAACAGCGATTTCTTGTTTAATCGAACAATATCTTCTGAAAGAGGATAGAAAAGATTGTCAGGAATTGCATGTGGAATAAATGCAGTTTTTTCTTTGTGAGTTCCCTCTTCCTTAAGCATTGTATAAGTCATATGAGAGTGGCAATTTATTGTATCTGTTCCATGATAGTAAAGATCATTAAATTTTGGATAGGGATAATTATCCCACACATGCCACCAGACAATAGGACAAACTTGATGAATTTCATCTTCAATTTCGAAAAGCCATGTAAAGAATCTTGGATCTGTGAAAATAAAAATCGCATCAGGCTTTTCAGTTGCAAGCGCAACTCTAATCACATCAGCATTTCCAAACCCATCAATTGGCTTAATGATAAAATCAGGATTTACAGTTACAGTTTCATAACTTGTATGCTTGATAGCAGCGCCAAATTGTCTAAAAGACCAGCAACCCTTATCAACTAAGCCGTTAATAAGATGTCTAGTTTGAGTTCCAACGCCACTCGTAGAAAGTGCGTGATCAGATAAAACTAATATTTTATATTTCTTAGTACTCTTCATTTTCTCCTCTTCAAAACAAATTATAACATAAAAGACTTAAATTTAAATCAAGTGCAATGTTCTGTTTTGTGAAACGGACAGAAGTTACAAGAATTTCTATTTTTAAGAAAAGACTTTCTATTGACACATGAAATCATGTCATTAAGAACTTTGAGTCCTTTTGCAAGGGTCACAGGTCCCACAGATACTTTTACCAATTGACATACTTTACCTTTCTTAGCACCTCTTCCAAGTGTAATGAAAGCGCACTTAATTTGATCAAGTGGCACATTATGCTTCTGTGACCAATAATGCTTGTAGAGAATTAGCTGCAGCTGCATTAAGAAGTCTTGTTTTTTATCGCT